AAAGTAAACTTACACGGCCAAGCAGCCACGAACTATAAAGATCAAACAGGTTCACAGCCTGAGTTCTTTATTAACGGTCAATTGCTTAAGGTTAATACAAACACAGCAGCTAGTCAAGGTAGCACTAATGGTTATCAGTTGATCAAGATTACTAATGTAGATCTTGGAACATCTAACTATGCTCAACTTACTGGTGTAGTTGTTAAGCCTTCTGGTTCTAGTGGTGATACTGTATATTGCCTTGATGAAACTACAAGCAGCTTAGCAGGTGTTGCAAATGGTGGTACAACACAAAGCATGGAAGCATTAGATCCTTTCAAATGCTATGTAGTTGGTACTGTTTTTGATGAAGGATCTGGTTACCCTGAAACTTGGGATGATCAACCTTTCTCAACCAGTTATGGACGTACTCAAATCTTCAAAACTTCAATGGCAATGAACAATACTGATCGTGCTACTGTATTGAAGTATGAAGGCAATGAGTGGGCTCGTATCTGGAAAGAAAAGTTAATCGAGCACAAATGGGATATTGAGCAATCATTACTCTTTGGACGTCAAGATGAAACATATCGTACTACTCAAGGTGCGGTTGATTGGATTGGCACATATGGTAATGGATTCTCTCTCGACACAGCAACTAAGACTCAAGATGACTTTCTTGATGATCTTTCATCTTACCTAGATCCACGTTACAACAATGGTATGGCTACTGTATTCTTTGTGAGCACAGCAGTATACAATTGGTTGCACAAACTTGGTGGATACTTCAATAACAACTTATCAATCGGATCTAACTTCCGTGCTGATTTTGCTGTTATGGGTAAAAAGAAAGTAATGGGATTAGATGCTACTACTATTTCTACTGTTTATGGTGATATGAATGTAGTTAGAAACATCCACTTGGATGGAACTAACATTAAAATGCTTGGTATTAATATGAAGTACTGTGCATATCGTCCATTGGTCGGCAACGGTATTAACCGAGACACATCAGTATATGTTGGTGTTCAAACTCTAGAAAACTCAGGCGTTGATCGTCGAGTAGATCAGATCTTGACAGAAGCCGGCATGGAATGGTGTTGTCCTGAAACACATGCTGTTTGGACAGCGTAAAGGAGGCTTATTATGGCGATACAAAGTCCAATGTATGGATCAATTAAACAAGATAATAACATGCCTAAAGTGCTATATAAGCACGCATTTGGAACAGGCGGACCAGAGCATGAAAATACAACTGATGCAGCTGATTTATTTTCTTATAGTATTCCTGCTAATACATTAGAAGTAGGCGATATTGTAAGAGTAAAAATCTATGCTACTGTCATTGATAATAATGGCTC